CATATATCGCGGGGGACGATGATCAGGCTATTTTTCGGTGGAGTGGGGCGGATGTGGATCAATTCATTAATTTAAAAGGAAATGTAGAGATTCTAAATAAATCTTATCGGTGTCCTCCGAGCGTCTATAGATTGGCGAATTATATCATTACTCGTATTCGGAACCGTCGTCCTAAAGAATGGCAGCCGAAGGATGAAGAGGGACATGTACACAGGATGACCCATTTGCGCCACATTGATTTATCGAAGGGAAAATGGCTCTTATTGGGACGTACCCGAAAAATAAGGAACGAAATGATTGAAGATTTTCTTTTTTCCCAGGGATATTGGTATGGAAGAGGGGAACATCGTCCAATCGCCCCTACCGTGTTAAGCGCCATTGACACATGGCAGCATTTACAAGCGGGGGAAACGGTTCCCCATAGCGACATTAAAACTTTGTACAGCAAAATTAAAAGTGGCACAGGGATTAAAAGGGGCTTTAAACGATTCAAGGAAGAGGAAAAGGATGAACTTTTTACATTAAAGGATCTTCAGCAGCGCCACGGATTATTGGTGGATGGGGAATGGTACGAGGTTTTGGATCGTCTCAAGCCTTCTGAGATAGCTTACTTACGCCGATTGGAACAATTGAATGAGGACATAAAGGGGGAACCTAGAATTCGTGTTTCCACCATCCATCAAGCCAAAGGCGGTGAATGTGACAATGTTGTTGTACTTTTGGATCTAGGTAAATTAGTTTATAGATCATATTTAAAGAACCCCGACGATGAACACCGTGTATTTTATGTAGCAGTCACAAGAGCCAAACACAATCTATACATTATTGAAGCGCAAAAACAGGAAGGATACAGACTTTATGAAGCCTCGTTCGAAGATGACCTGTAAAGAAATTCTAAATGACGCAAAAAAATTAATTGGTGGCAACCGCCAGAAGGATTATGGCGACAAGCTTACCAATCATCAGAACATTGCCGCATTGTGGTCGGTTTTCCTCCAAGTAAATATCACGGCACACGATGCGGCGGTGTGCATGGCTTTGGTAAAAGTAGCACGGCTCATGCACCAACATAAAAAAGACAGCTACATTGATCTAGCCGCCTACGCCGCCATCGCAGGAGAGATAGAAGAAAGAACCACTCGGCATATATCTTTTGAATCGGAAGGAGAGAGAAGGGGTAAGATGACACAAAAATATGTCGATGCCTTAAATAAGGTCATAGATAAACAAGGTTAATGAAAATAAAAAAAACAATAAGAAGCAAGGATGGAAAACGGACGGTGGGGATGTACCCCGAAAGTTGTCGAGAAATTACTTTCAATTATAATGATCATTATGAAAAAAGAGGTAATTATGGATGGCCGGAAGACTCTGATTTATTACTTTCTCCTACAAGGATACTTGATGGCACAAAAGATAAATCTGGACTAGAAGCTTGGAGAAAAAGAGTTGGGGAAGAAGAGGCTGACCGTATTATCGAAGAAGGAGTGAGCATTGGAAACAGTCTGCATAAATATTTGGAAAATTCTATTTGGAAATTATGCATTAATTGGAAGGACTCTGAATGGGTATCAAAATATGCAAAATATCCTCCCCTTGTCAATCCCGCACACCATCCCTACGCTGAGCTCGCAGCTAAGATGGGAAATATAATATTGGAAAAAGGATTAAAGGATCGCTTAGAATGGGTCTACGGACTAGAAGCTCGTATTTATTACAGGATATATTATCGGGGCGTTATTGATCTCGTAGGAGTTTATGAAGGAGAAGAAGCCATCGTTGATTTTAAAACAAAAAAACAAATGCCTAAAGAAGAATGGACAGAGGATTGGAAGATGCAAGTAGTGTCATATGGAATGGCGCATAATTTTCGGTGTAAGACCCATATTAAAAAAGGTGTTATTTTACTAGTAACACGTGAAGGAGAATTTAAGCGCATTATTATTGAGGGTGAGGAATGGAATATGTATTATGAAAGGTTTTGTCAAAAGCTAAGAGATTTTATTGTCATTGATCGTGACGAAAAATACAACAAATATAAGTGGGCACAGGAGCGATATGATGAACTTCAAAAAATTATAAAGGATATTAAATGACACAAAATAATTTTGGTTTCGTCCAGTCGGAGTGGGTACCTCCTGAAACTCTCCCTGATCTATCAGATGCAAAAGTAATTGCCTTTGATACAGAAACTTATGACCCTAAACTAAAAACAACGGGACCGGGATGGACATCCTCCACAGGACATATTATTGGCATTTCCGTAGCCGTTGATGGATGGAAGGGATACTATCCCATCCGTCATGAAAATGGTTTTAACTGGGATCGGAAACGAGTCCTCTCCTGGATGAAAGATTTAATGAAAACCGATGCCGTTAAAGTGGCACACAATGCAGTTTATGACCTAGGATGGCTTCATACAGAAGGCATTAAAGTGAATGGACGGATCATAGACACAATGATCATGGCCCCTCTTCTTAATGAAAATAAATTTTCCTACGCCTTGAACACAGTAGGAAAAGATATGCTCAATGAATATAAAAACGAGGCTAAATTAAAAGAGGCGGCAATTGAATTTGGGGTCGATCCCAAAAATGAAATGTATAAACTCCCCGCTATCTTTGTAGGAGATTATGCGGAACGGGATGCAGATTTAACTTTACGTCTATATCATCATATGAAACCTCTCATTGAAAAAGATAGCTTGAAAACAGTCTTTAACCTGGAAATGGATCTACTCCCTGTTATTTTTGAAATGACAAAAAAAGGAGTACGCGTCGATGTCGAACAAGCACAGCGTTATAAAAAAAGTTTTAAGAATACAGAAAAGAAGATATTATCTAGCATATTGGAAGATACTGGTCTTGCAGTAGAAATATGGGCCGCTGAATCGGTGGCAAAAGTTTTTGACAAGCTTAAAATAAAATATCCTCGTACCGAAAAAACAGAAGCCCCAAGCTTTACCAAGGATTTTTTATTGAATCATAAGCATCCTATCGCCCAGAAAATACAACGTGCCAGGGAGTTCAATAAAGTACAGACTACATTTTTAGACACTATTATTAAACATGAACATAAGAGACGTATTCATTCTAACATTCATCAAATGCGTGACGGCGAATCGGGAACCGTGTCAGGACGGTTCAGCTACTCTAATCCTAACCTGCAGCAGCTTCCTGCCAAAAACCTTGAGATCAAGAAACAAATACGGGGATTGTTTTTACCCGAGGAAAATGAAAGGTGGGGATCCTTTGACTACTCCCAACAGGAACCACGTCTGGCTGTTCATTATGCTAGTAGACTAGAATGCGAGGGTGCCGAGGTCTTAGTAGAAGAATACAATAAGAATGCCGAAGCTGATTTTCATGAGATGGTGGCAAACATAGCGGACATTGATCGTGGACGCGCCAAGACCATTAACCTAGGGTTGTTCTATGGAATGGGAGTTAATAGACTCTCTCAACAATTACAAGTGGAAAAAGACATCGCGAAAGAAATTTTAAAAGAGTACAATTCACACGTTCCATTCATTAAAGAGTTAGCGACTAGTGTGATGGGATACGCCAACAAAGAAGGTTATGTCTCAACACTTAAAGGCAGAAAATGTCGTTTTGAATTGTGGGAGCCAACCACGTTTGGCGTTTATAAAGCACTTCCCTATGATCAAGCTAAATTAAAGTATGGAGAACACCACCATTTAAAACGAGCGGGTACCTACAAGGCACTCAACCGGTTGATCCAGGGATCAGCCGCCGACCAAACAAAGCAAGCGATGGTCGCGTTGTACAAGGAAAATTTAATTCCACTCATTCAAATTCATGATGAACTAACCTTGAGCTTTGATGGATCGGAAAATGTAAAAAATAAAATTATTTCCATCATGGAAAATTGCGTCGATTTAGTTGTTCCATCAAAAGTTGATTGTGAAATTGGAAAATCGTGGGGAGACGCGACCTAAGTAATCTGCCAAAAAAAAGAAATGTCTTGCATTGGTTATAATATAATATAATATAATATTATAATTAAAAGAAAGATAGAATTATGAAAAATGTAACTTGTTGGGAATGCAATATACCAATGATCCAAAAAGAGGAAGGCTATCATATTTGTCCTACTTGCAAATCGGATCTGTTGGAAATTCCTGAGTCCCTAAAAAAATTATGTTTGAAGAATGAAGCCAAGACTCCTCAAGTGGAGAAAGTGGAGACAAAAGAAATTGTTGTTCCATCATTACCATCACCAAAGAGCCGAAGGGATGTCCATACGGATATCCGCTTCGGCGCTTGTACTCTCATTGAAAATGAACAATTAAAGAAGAAGCCCTTTATCAAGAGGCTTCGTGAAAAGTTTCCTGAGATAGGCTCAGGAGTTATTTGTAGAATTGTCAATAAGCTCTTGGATCAAAGAGTGATTGAGAAGGATACAAAATTCAAGACAAAACCGATCCTTGTAAAAGGAAGATACTGGAGAAAGATATGAAGAAAGATATATTTGATATTAAACTTGGGGAAAGTAAACGGTTCGACAAAGCCCAAGTTTTTTTCTTAATTAGTGGGTCATCATCCCCCTCTATTCATAAAACTAAGACGTATGGTGTTTGGTATACGAAACATAAGGGAGTTAAATGTTTTTACTTGAAACATAAAAAAGACAATTCCTCTAAGTGGTATTGGTCTATTCCAGCCAACCATGTTTTCACTACCCTAGAGGATGCCAAAATTGGAGTTAAACATCATCTCATAAAAAAGTATGAGGATCTGTTGAAACAACGACAAAAAGATATTGTGAGAATTAGTGGTCTTTTAAAAGACTCAAATAACTTTAATGTTGTTGAACTTGAGGAGTCATACATGAAAAACACCTGGAATATAATACCTAAATTTAGAAAGGAAATGTACAGATTAACTACATCATAGATCGAAACACGAGGAACAGCAGTTGTCCGACAATTGCTGTTCCGATGAACCACATAATCTTTTTCATTCCTATCATATCCTTCTTGATCCAATCAATGTCACTTTGAACGTGCGCCAAGTGATTGGAGATCA